CCGCCTACAACGCCTGTCTGAGCCACTAGGAAGGTGTTTAGAAACGCGGAAGCCGCTGCCATCCTGTCTAGGGCTATGAGGGGCGTTAGAAGCACCACAACGGCTCCTATGGTACTGAGCATTGCTACCCATGCCATCAGGCGCTGTTGATCTTGCATCCTGTCGTTGTTTTCGATCTGCATCATCTTTTCGGATTTACGCAGTTCTTCGTCGGTGACGACTCCATCGCCATCCATATCCATTGAATTATACTGGCTGTTTGGTTCCAGTTGTTTTGGTGGGACCATTTTACACCTTTATGTCTACCAGCATCCCTTCTTGGAACTTCTCCTGTTGTTGGAGAAAGCGATCATATTTGTAGGTGTTTATTTCTGCGCGAACTTCGGCTTTTTCTTGCGCGGCGTGTAGCCTTCGATGTTCGCGTTCTAAATTTTGTTTTTCTATGTGTGTTTCTATTCGTTCACGGGATTGGACTTGGTCTTTAATTTGATACCCAAGGTTGAAGGGCATGTTCCCTACCGCTTCAATCAAGTTCGCCCCCAATGTCTATGCACGTTTTTCGACACTTGGATTGAAAAACAAGGCGACCCTCGTCGTCCAAAAGAACCCACCATCTTCGGCGTCTAATTAGCTTCATATTTTGCCCTGCATCCCTAGAATAATTACGACAGTTATTCCCAAGCAGAGTGCTAGTGCTAGGCCGGTGCCGCCCCAGATAACAATTGCTTCGATACGCTTCTCTCTGGCTTTGCGCTGGGCTTCTTCTCGTTCTTTCCTTTCCCTTCGTATTCGCGCTCTAATTTCTTGGAGTTCACCCCAGGCTGAAAATCCGCGAGTGGCTATGACTATTTCTCTAAGCTGATCTTCAGCGTCCTTGGCTTGTTGAAGTTTAACAAACGTGTCTAAAGCATTTTCGTCTTCATTGTTAAAAATGCTGTTTTTTTTCTTGTTGTGCCTATTTCTCAGATCATCGATGCCGTCGAAGAAGTCTCCGATTTGCTGGGCAACAGACATCAATTCGCCGCCAGCGGATACAGCGGCTTTGATAGCCGCAAAAGCAGTCAGTGGATCTACCATTTTAACCCCCCATCTTTATCTGTCTGGGGCAGGGCAGTCTGGGCAGAACATGTAAGATTTGGGGGTAGTGATAAAAGTATTCCGACTTTTCACGCGGGCATCGATATTCGCACGACTTGTACATGTGACCGTGAGGAAGCATTCCAAATGCTATGCTAGTCAGCGCACAAATCATTTTAATCCCCGGTTACAGATTTACGTCTTCGCCTTTCTCGTTGACGAAGTTGATGTGATAATCCTCAAGAATTTCTTGAGCTTCGTGCGGGCGTAAATATGCAAAAACAACTCTCAAGTGTTCTTGTTCCGGGGTGTGTTTACGCCGCGACTTATGACTTTTTTTTGGTACTGTCTTTGCATCGAGAAGATGCGTTTCTCCTGTCTCCATATTGATGGCGACAAAATCTATCGGTCCAGCGGGAATCATGTTTCTAAAAACTGCGAATCCCTTAGACAAAAGATGCAGACAAGCAACCAATTCACAGATTTCTCCACGAATTGCGTTGTGAAGTGCAATTTTTTTTGCCACTATTTTCTCCACGCTGCATTTGTGCAGTGTGAATTTTGTATGTAGGATTGGTCAAGAGGGTTTTGTCGGCCACTCAATACTGCTAGGAAACCCACTCTGTTGAGGCACATTGAGCAAATCAGTTCTATACTGCGCCCATTCAGCCCGTTTTTCATCTGTCAAAGCAGCCCATCTGAGGGGATTAGACGCGATCACATCAACCTCATTAGAAAGTTTAAAATCCCTTTCTCTCCTTGCTCTGTCGGATAAGATGGTATTTTTACTTTCTAAGTTCTCTACCCATTCGCCATCAACATAGTCATAATATTCCTCTGGCCTTGGGCTGACCTCAATCCACCCTTGTTGTCGGGGGAATTTCTTTAGAAACTCTTCACTTGGTTCTGAGGTTTCGACATAGTATGCCTTAGTACTTGGTATGTAAATATGTTTCATTTTTACCTCAACTCTGCCCAATACTGCGGAGTACCCGCATTAGCGCGATACCATCCGCCCACAGGCACAATCGCCGTGGCCCCGCACCTGAAATCGCCACCCTTTCCAGTAGATACACCAACCACAATACCCCCTGTTGTTCCGCTGGGCGCTGATGATTGAGCATTCCAAACATATAACGCGCCCTCCGCTGCTCCCGCACCTTGTGTGTTTACTACGATTGGCTGATCGGTTGTGTTTTGATAGTTTACGTTGACCAATCTGTTGCTACCAATCGACATTTGGGTCCACGTTTGATAGCGACTAATCGTGCCTTCTTTGTACTCGCTTTCTGTGTTTAGAATGATAGGCTCCAAGCCCTCTGATTGGATCGTGTAGTTGACCGACCCTGCGCCACCCGCGCCACCATTGCCTCTTGTACTTGACCCACCACTGCCGCCTGATCCAATTGAACTGATGGCAAGAGTAACCGAAGTCGCCCCAGAAATATCATAAGTGTTTTGCACTACGGTTGCAGCGCCACCCCCCGCTCCACCTTTTTTGGACGATTGGTTCCAATCTGGTGGACGACCAGCGCCACCACCGCCGCCTGATCCAAGTGACCCTGCCGTACCTACCGCATTTTCAGAGCCACCACCTGATCCCCCACTGGCATAGGAACTGGATGAACCAGCATCGCCCCGCCATTTATCGGCCCCATATCCAGAGCCAGCCGCGCCACCAGTTGCGTTGACAGTATAAGTCCCAGCAGTACTTCCCCCTGTGATGACAAGAACATAAGTTGTTGTCCCACCCGCAGTGGCACTTGATGTTTGCCCATCGGCCCCCGCTCCACCGCCGCCGCCGCCAATGGCGTTGATTGTGATGCTTTGCGCGTTTGGATTTAAGGTGGAACTTTTTAAAGTTGTTGCAGACTGTGTAGATTGAAGGTGAATTGAACTTTGAGACGTTGGTGTCTGTGCTGAAGTCAAAGCGCCCTGTGAGGTTTTAACAATCGTCGGCTGAATTAGCTTTGTCGCGTCTGGCGTGATTTCCAATCCATGCTCGGAAGCAGTTCCAGAGTTGGATGTCACAGTGAAGGCAAAGGCATGGTTTCCCGTACCCGTACCCGCAGGGTTTCCGAAGAATATTCCATCAGTCGTATCAGAATAAGTTGTTTTTCCGACCCTCCAAGCCGCACCATCCAATAGCTGCACATCTTTATTAAGAACAAGCTGATCCGCTGTGATTTCATTGGCTTTCAGAGATTGTGTGAGAACTTCTTTCGAGAGAACCAACGGTGAAAATATTTGTGGACTATCAAAGGTTGCTGCATGATTATCCCAATCTTGAGTTGAATAGTTCCATTTTCTGGCTGATGCTTGAATGTAATCAATTACAACCGTTTTGCCTGACGGAACTTGGCTTATTCCTTTTCTGGTTAAATATTGATTTGTGATTTCAATAGAGGCACTGTTTCCAGTTGAGGCATTTGCTTGTGCAGCAGCAAAATCTCCGCTCTTGAGAGTGTCACCATCATAAATAACTACAGTTTGACTGTCGATTGTATGACCGCCCGTAAGCGTGAAGGTCGTTTGGCCCGTTGTCGTCGTGAAAGACTGAGACTTTTGATAAATAAACCTCGCCCAGACCAGCGCATTCTCTGGAATTTGGCTCATTCTTGTGAGCAAGGGATTTGCGTTTAAAAAAGCGTTGTCCAGCGCGGTTTGAGTCGCCGTGGTGTTGTCACGAGGGTCAACCCCGTCCATATATAGGTCGGCACCGTTTAGCGTCACCAGAACGGCGCTGAGAGGGTCTGCTTCCACCATAACTTTGTACCATTGACCGACCACGTCAATGCTACCTTTATAGCTTACCCGTGTCCCTTCCATGTAGTGGTAGCCACCACTTACATTTGCGCCGCCGCCAGTTGTTGAACTTCTGTAGTAGGCCCAGTTGTCGTCATTTTCCCAAACAACCATGCCAGAACCAGATGGCCTCACTGCATTGTCCAGTTCTGTTTGGAGATAAGTCGAACTTGAACTGTCACTCGCGCTGGACCTGCCATCTTCATCAAGGCGAATATAAATTGTGCTGGGCCAAGTTCCGTCTGAAGGTGAATTAGCTTGGTCTGATTGACTGTTTCCAAAATATATTCTGCCGTCCTGATTTGGAGTCGTGTCAGACGTTGAATAATAATAGGCAAACTTTCCAAAAGGTGGATACGATGGCTCTCCTTCCTGACCTTTTTCGCCTTTTACAGAGGCGCCTTCTTCACCTTTCTGGCCCCCCTCGCCCTTCTCGCCCTTGACACTATCCCCCTGATTTCCTTTGTCGCCTGTTTCGCCTTTTTGTCCTTGAATGTCAGATAGAACAGTCCCGCTGCCAACCGGGCTTTTGGCGCTTTCATTGCCGACCTTATCAACGGCGCTGATCTTGTAAGAGTGACTTGTGCTTTGCGTTAATCCTGAGTCAATAATGGCTGTTCCCCGTGTCTCGGCGATTAGCGTGTTATAATTGCCGCTGACGAGTTTATAGACGCGCATAACGTCAAAGTCGGCTGGTTTAGAATAACCAGCCCATGAGACTGTAAGCTGTTTGACACCCGCCGTTATAGTCGGCGCGGATGGGACTGAAGGGGCAGTGGTGTCCAAAACCGCAAAGGTTGATATATTTAAAAGCGTAATCGAAGATGTTTTGCCATTTTCTGTGACAGTTCTAGCCGCCGCATAGAATGCATAAGATTGGAATAAATCAGGTGAAGCCGCATGAACTGAGCTGACGTTTGTATCCAAATGCGAAACCTTAAAGCGCGTTTCAGAAGCGCCCAGAATTTGGAAATTTGAACCGCCAACAAAATGCTCGGAGTTGTCAGATTTCACTCCATATTTAAGAACGCCAACTCTAGTGTAGGCGAAGTTTGGGTGGCTTCCATGCGAAATATCAAGTTCAACGGCAATAACCTGAGTTCCCGCTCCGTCTAAATAGTTGACCCTTGTTGCATTCGACAATGTCGGTGCAGGGATTGTGTCGATAAAACTATCTGCAAGCGCGGTCCTGACCACATAATTATGATCAGCGGTATTCCAAGTATAAGATGCGTCTGCGTACTCTTGCAGTTCGACCGACACTTCGCCGTTTTGCTGCAAATTATAAGAGATAATTTGAAATTTGGTTGCTGTGGTGAGAATTGAATCTGTTCCAGTTCCACCCGTAACCTCTGGCTGGAAAGTAACGGTTACGATATCTCCCACCCGCAAATACGCAAACTCCGGCTTTAAAGTCACTGAAATTGAATTTGTTAATGCGTTTTCTTTTAAAATAATGGATGCAAGTCGTTGTGCATGTGCCTCAGAAGTGACCATAGACATGGAAACTTCTTGAATGTGTTCACGCCCATCGTCGGCGATTAGGCTGCTACTGGATATCGGATTAAAATCAACTTCTTGATAATCTTCTGTTGCGGAAGTGAATGTGCCCCCAACAGTGTTAATCCGCGTGGATATCTGAGCGTTTACTTTAATATTTAACTCAGAAACAAAGTCGTCCTCATCGAGATTGGCCGTGACCGTAGTAGTTTCACTCGGAACCAGAAGCCGAATTGTGCCACCTTCTTCAATCAAACTCCCGTGACAAGGGATTAATAAATTTTCTAGTGTAGAGATAACCTCTTCATCCAAAAATGCTACACCGTTGGTCGTGTAGCGCTTTTCGGTTGTTGTTGAGCCACTGGAATCCGTAATGGTCACGTTGTCGTCACATGTATCAGCGGCAGTCTGAAAAGATCCCAGATCGATGTCATCGACATCTACTTTCATGCCGTTAATTAAAAAATCTAGGACACAAAGTGCAGAGTTGTTTGAATAGGCCCATGTTGTTTCATCGTTATAACGATGAGTGCCGCTTCCACCACTAACAGTGCCGTCCAATCGCGGATCGTATATTTTTCGTCCATTAACTCTTGTTCGTACCTGTGGAACGCCAGAGGTCCAAACCTCGTTGTTGTGCGTCAACACATATGTAATGAACGCGTTGCCGGTCATTTTGTGGTCTGCCGTCCAATCCGTATTGTTCACAATAGGGACAACCGTGCCGCTCGCACCGGCTCCGCCATTCAAACCAACTCGAAATCCCGCGTAACCGGCGTAAGATCCACTTGCTACTGAGGCTCCATTTGTTCCATCAAGATCCCCACTAAGTGGGATTTCGGCTTCGTTGAAAAATATTTTATCAGCGCTTTGGATTGGGCCTTCGCCCAAATAAACCATTCTGTATAAATTTTTATTATCGGTTCCCGCTGTTTCTTGAAAAACGAGGTGGCCATTCACCACAGTTTGGCCATAAATGAAACGTCTGGGTGCAGTTGTTCCAAACTGCATGTTTTGAATTTCTTGAGAGCGATTTCTGGCTTGTGCCCGTGCCTTTTGTTCAGCGCGTTTTGCTTTTGTCATAGCCGTGTTATATGCGGTGTAGCCCAAAGCAAGTGCAGTCCCACCATAAACAATGACCGCTCCCGCCGTTGCACTTCCCACGGCAGTACCGACAGCAATCACTAATGTTTCAACAACGCCCGGCATCTAAAGTCTCCAGCCATAATTGATGTTTGTTCTCATCAACAGAACCCCATCACTTGATAAGAACGCCCCCATGCCTTTCCAATAAAGGCCCAGAGTGTGAGTTTTTCGATCCACCAAAACATCTCCGTTTTGTTTTTCTGTAAAAGCTTTGAAGCCGATTTCACGCATCAGCCGCATGTGCATTGCGGCCACATTTTTGTAGCCGTATTTTTGAGAAACTCTGTAAAGCTCTTCAAAGCTTTGAGGCCAGTTGGACTCGTCGATGCCAATCCTGTCCTTTATAACTTTGAAGATTTTGCCGGATTTCGGCTCCCAAAATCGTGATGTGAACAAAACACAATCGTTTTCACCGTACTCAAATTTCTTATTCATATACGGTTGTATATACTGACTAACTTCCACTGCCCCAGGTCACCTGTTTTATTACTGTGTCAGAGATGAATTCCAGTGATTTGTCTGTTGAGTCTTTTAGTTTTTGAGATGCATCACCAAGCTTAAATATTCTTGGTCGTGCCCAATCAGAAAACTGGGATACTGTTTTGATGCTTATTGATGTTTGTTCTGAGGACGTTTTGTACGCAACGGAATCAACAAGCCCTTTATGTACTCGAATGACATGTTTAATGTCATATTCAACGGCCCCGTTAGGATTTAAGGTAACATCAAAGACTTCGATGACTGTTCTGTTGATGTCGTATTGATCCGTCAGAAAGAGGTTTAAAACTTCGTTGTTCAGCCCATTAAATGAAACGTCAATTCCGTTTCTCTTTAGTTCTTCTTGTTCTGTTATGTTGGAAACTGACATAATGCCATCAGAGCCGTAGTAAGTCTTTGATGAGTAATCAAAATCCAAACTACTCGTATTAAAACGCAATACTCCATCCGTAAAAGGAGCGGCGGTCCAACCCGGCACAGTTAAAGTGACAAAATAACAGCGACTGTGATCACCGGCTTTTTCAGTTTTTGCAGCGCTTGAATATTCTCTTGTCATCTAGAACGCCTCTTGAAAAGCAAATCCGACAGTTCCGATTATCGGGGCGCGGATGTCCCACATCGCTTGTTCATTATCGACAAGTCGCATGATGCCGCGTGGCGCTATGTGTATTAAATTAGCCCCGTTAGATACTGTTCCTCGAAGAGGTGGGGCGAAGTTTAATGTTGAGTTTCCGGTATTTGCGATGGTCGTGTCGGCGGTCACAATCTTTAGCTCTGTTCCTTTGCTCGAAACTACGCTGAAATAATCGCCGATCAAAAAAGCGTTGACCGTTCCGCTAATAGATGCAGAGGTACTATCTTTTTTAATTGAAAATTGAGTTGAATGTGCGGCTATTGTTGAGGCGGTCACAGTTTCTAAAACAATGTCTGACGCCAAGCCAGACCTTGGAGTGTCTCTGCTTACATCCCCAAAAGCAAAAGTATTATGTGGCCCTTCGAGCTGAGCCAAAAAGGCTTTTAGTTTTTCTAAATCTGCGCCATCCAAGTTGTCCCAGTTTGCAGACCCAAACCAGCGGCTTCCCGGCAAGCGAACATATTGGCTTGAGCCAGTAAACTCAGATGTAAAGGTTTGGGCAGAACCTCTCAGTCCAAATGTTATGGATGAGGGGGCTTTAATGGTGGGAAAGGTTATTAATGCCATTATCTGCGTCCACTAATCTTTGAAACATTCCCGCCATCTTGCATTTCGGCGTAAATGGCCTGTTTCGTCGTTTGAGCGATAGCCGCTGCCGCTTGGCGAAGTCTCGCCTCTGTGTTGCTATCAGCATTGGAAAAGTCGAAGTTTTGAACGATGGTCATTCCCGCACTACCACCTTTCATCGTGACCGGAATTGTCCGACCATCGGGAAGTGGCACATATGCTTCTGGCTGAGAACCCTCGCCAAACAGTGCCATCTGTGGATTTCGCGCTACTCCGCCTCTTGCATAGGAGTTGAGGGGCAGGGGTCCAGACGAAGTCATGATCCCGCCGTTTGCAAAGCCAAATGCTGCAGTAATCGCCTTCATGGCAAAAGCTTTTGCCATCGCAAAGCTAATATCAATTATAATCTGATCTCGCAGATCAGCGAAGCTTACTTTTCCGCCCTTGATAAAGGTTTCTAAAGCGCCTGTGGCTGTATCGAATGCCCCGACCAAAGAGTTTTCAAGTGCTTTACCTGGGCTATCAAAATTTTCGGGATCGAAATAATCTTTGAGTGTTTCTCCGGCAGCCATGAACCCATCAGTCAGAGTTTGCGGTCCTTGTTTTGCGGTTCTGCGCTCTTTCTGAACTCTCCGCATTTCATCGATTAGAAACTCGCGTTCCTTGGCGCTGATGTTTTCGTCTGTTAATTGCTTTTCCAATTGGCGCAGGGCATTTTCTTCTGCCAAGGCTTCATTGAATTTTTTAAGTGCCGTTGCGCCTCGGCGCATAGCGTCATTTTCTCCGTCCATCGTTTGAATTTGCAGTTTTACGTCATTGACTTTTTCGCGGGCAGCATCTTTTGCATCTTGAATACGTTTTGCTTCAGCCGCCTCTCTTTTTGCCTTTGCATCTGCCTCTGCTTTTTTTCTTGCTGCTTCATCCGCTTCTCTTTTTAATCTTGCCTTTTCAGCGGCTTCCTCTGCTTCGATAAGCGCGTAGACTTTGTCTGCTAATTGGTCTTCGAGTTGTATTCTTAATTGTTTTACAAGATTATCGGCTATTGTTTTTTCTGTACCCGCTGCCATTAAATCACTGGCAACTTTAGCAAGTTGATTGTCAATTTCCGCTAGTCCAATGATTTCTGCTTGCAGAGATTTTTTTTCACCAAAAACACTATTTTCAATTTCCAGAGCGGAAGTTTGTTGTGTAATTGAATCTGTTAATTGTTTTCTAGTATTTGATTGTTTTGTCTTCTCCTTGTTATCTTCTTCGGCCTTTTTAATTGCGTCTTCTAGTGATCTTCCATAGTCGATGTTGAATTCAATCATCGTTTGTAGGGATCGTACTTGCTCATAATTTGTGACTGTTCCATTTCTTATGGCGGCAGCTAATGTATCTTGTATTTTCTCTATTTTTTCATATTCAGCCAGCTTTTCTTTCAATAATTTCAAGTCATCCCCAGCCATTGTAGCGGTGGCGGTTCTAAGAATATTTCTGTCAAAAGCAGTTTCTATAGGGTTATCTGTCAATTGAAATGCTTCCGCTCTTTTTATGTCAAATGGCGTTTGTCTCGCTCTTGGGCGCAGTGATGTTTGCGGTGCGTAACTCACTTCGGCGGGAACGGGAGCAAAACGATCACCAAGCACTGAGCCTCTTGGTGGATTTCCATAAATTGCAGGGTTTGGCGTGACGTCCGATAGTAGGCCGCTTCCGCCCATAAGTCTGTCAATGGTAGCTTGTAAACTTTCTTGATTGATGTTTTTCGCTAGAGCCAAGGCTCCTATTTCCACGGGATTTATTAAGCCCCCAAACGGTAGAGTGTTTCCACCGGCACCGCCTTGTACGTCTTTGGCGAACTTCAGTCCCTCTGCCAAGGCCAGCATCATTTTTCCGATTGAACTGGCCAAGAAACCAAAGGTTCTTGCCAAAGATGAAATCAAAGCACCTAAGTCTCTTAAACCTTGCAGCGTTTTTTCATCACTTAAAAATTCAGCAAACGCCTTATTTAAATCGGTAACTGCTTTGGTAAACCCGCCCTCGCCAAAAGCTTCAGCGGCCTTTAGACCAGCCGTGCTTAACCGAGCTTGTTCAGCCGCCAATCCGCGTGAAGCGGTCGCTAATTGATCTGATCCACCAGTAGCGTCGAACAGTGCTTGAACAAATGGCAAGAAAAACTTTTCTGTGGAAAGTTCGCCAGCTTCAAATGCCTTATTAAGTTCTTCGCCGGTCATTCCAGTTGCGGTTTGCAATGCGGCCATAGCCACTGGAAGTCGGTCGCCGAGTTGCAATCTTACTTCTTCAGCCATGAACTTGCCCTTTGACAAGGATTGTTCAAAGGCTCTAACAACACCAGCGGTATCAGCGGCTGATCCGCCCAGATTTCTCATAGAAGCCGCAATCTTGGCAAACGCTTGGTTTGCAACATCTCCTTCAATACCTGACTGCTTTGCAGCCAAAATAAATCGGCCAAAGGGCTGACCAACTTCAGCAATATTAATCCCGATTTCTTGTGCGGCTCTATCTAGAAATTTAAGATTTTTTGCAAATGTTGCAGAGTCACTTGATGCCGCTTGTATCGTGAATTGAAAACGCTGAATGGTTCTTACGGCATCAAGAACTTCGCGGAAACCAAGGATGGCGGTGATACTACTGAGAGCCACACCAGTATTTAACAGAACCCCACGCAAACTGCCAAAACTCATGCCAAGCTTTTGAGTTTTACGAACCGCTGTATCAACCGTGCCGTTCAGATTTCTGAATTTTTCCTGAGATGCATCTATTGCACGATTGAACCGCTGTTGTGCGCGAACCATTGCTAACGTGCGATCTGGGCCACTCTTTCCGCCCATGAAGTTCATTCCAGCTATATCAGATCGAAACGCGGCAACGGCTCTAGCGGGGCCACCACCACTATCAAAGCCCGCACGGTCAAACCTTGCTTGCAGCCGGTTTGCCTGACGTTCAGCGGTTCCTAAAGCCCTGAGATCAGCAATCTGATTTTTAATCTGTCGTGATCGTGCATTAGCTTGAGCATTTTGAGCGTTCTGGAGAGCCTGTGTTGATCCCTTAATCTTGTCGAGGGCTTGCTGCATCGACTTTAGGGCTTTTGCGAAGTTCTGCGATGCGTCTTTCATCGATTTGACGAATTTGTTTATACCGTCAGAACTTTTTAATTGGTCGTTAAGACTTTTGACTTGAGCGTTGATAGCCTTGAAATTTTTGACGACCTCGTCAGCGCCACGGGCGCTAATCTGAATTTCAATCGAACTATCAGCCATGTGACTTTGCTCTCTTTTCGTTAATCTTGCCAACATAAAAATTGTCAGCAAAACTCAGGAAAAAGATGAACTCTTCGCGTGTCGCGGGATCTGTGATCCCGGCAACCTCGCAATAAGAAATCATCTCGCTTAGAGGGATGCACCCAATCGAATCGAAGTGACTTACGCGCCTCGATGTCAAAAAATAAAAGGCGTCCATGACGGGTTGGTTACAAAGCACCGGATCTGGTCTTCGCTCAAGGGCAGGGGGGATATAATCCTCGCTGACCATGTTCAGAAGATCTTCAATCCGGTGGCCCCAATCGACCATCCAGCCAAGGACTTCCTCTAGTTTTTTGCTTGGGCCGCAATCTCTTCTTGTTTGAAAAACTCGCGCTCTGACGTTGCGGTTGAAACATCGTCGCGAAAGTCTTTGTATTTTGAAAAAATCTTGTAAGCATTCTCCGCTGAGAAGGGCAGATCATTTCCTTTTTCGTCAGTGACGCCCTTCCAATCTTTGACAAGAACATTTGCCAAAACCTTGGTGGCCAGGTCGGTTAAAACCTCATCAGGTATCTTACGATGAGTACGATACTTGTGCATGATCTTCTGGCGATATTTTGCGGCTTCGTCGGTGTTCTCTCTGGTCACCTTGACCATGATACCTTCGCCGAAATCGACCCACACGCCTTCTGTTTCAAGCGTATTGTCGGTTGTGTAACGTGATAAGAAATTAGACATAGTGTCTCCATTAATGAGAGGGCACCCCCCGGCGAAGTGCCCCCTCGAAGGCTTCAGCTATCAGCCTCAGCCTTTTTTGCTTTTGGTTTGGCAGATGACGTTACCAACCCACTTTTTGCCCACGCTTCGAGCCAATCGGTTGGAGCGTTCACTTCCGCTCCAGACCTGACTGTCTTCTCTCCATCTTCATCGTAGTAGGAGAATGTCACAGATGCAGTCCACATTATGATACATTCCTTTCGATCATCATTGTGCCACCCTGACTGCCTGCGGTTCCACTATCGACGTCAGTGTTAAACAGACCTCTCCAACCCGCGCTGACGAAGACATCCTGATCATTGCCACCGGCATTGATGGAAACTGTCTCAAATTTGACAGTAGGAATTGTGAAGGTGTATTTTGCTCCGCTTG